TGACCGAGGCGGACCTGTGCCCCTCCGAGTGCCCGCTGTACGAGGCCGTCTACGACTGTATGGCCGACCACGTACCCGAGTGCTCGCAAGGCGACCCCGCGACCATCTGCACTCCGTTTCAAGGCGGTATGTTTGAACCACCAGGGTACATCTGCCGGGCATGCCTGGTATCGCAGGGCTGCGAAAATACTTTACTGGCCTGCGGGATCTGATCGATAATCGTTTTGTTGCCCCCGGTAAGTAGAAGGGCAGCGACGGACGAGGCCCAAAGGTAGAAGAGGAAGAGGAAGAGGAAGACGTAATGGAAAACAAGTTGCACCTGGTGGTAGAGGCTATCGACTCGGATAGGTTGGAGCAATTTAAGGCCAACCTGCGGAAGATGTCCTACGAAGGTCGACACTTGGGAGGGGCATTGTTGCTCCCTGTTGGGGTTGGTTTACGGGTGGACGAGCCTGGTGGTTACTCGGTATTCATGGAGGGGTTGGACCCTGAACTGGAGGCACTGAAGCAAGAGTTGGCGGACATGAAACAAGCAGTCCAGTTGGACACGACACCGATCCAAAAGGACATCGCGGACCTCAAGCAAGAGTTGGCGGACATGAAACAAAAGGCACGGGCGGAAGTAGCTCCCCGGGGGTACGGGGAGGGTGTGGAACCAGGTAAGTACCGCGGTGTGTGCCGCCCCCCATATATGCCACAGGTACACCTGGCCAGTTTCACCCTCGAGGGCACGTGCCCGGCCGACCTCGAGGTCCGCTACCAGCGGGAAGGCTTCCCTGAGGTCTTGCTCCCTGAGGAGCACAAGGCCGTCATGGGTGTCCTACGGGGAGCCCTGCAACGGTTGCATCTTCAAGAGTCCGGTAAAGTCACCACGCTGTCGAAGACGCCCGCAGGCGACTTCCTCTACCTGACGGAGGCCGTATAATGGAAGCAGATCCGCTTACCACCGACCCCAATAGCATCTACTATGGGTGTGTCGCGTTCAACCTAGAGGCCCTGAAGTGGTCGGCTATCTCCCCAGAGTTTGGGCAAATGTTCCTACATGGTGGTGTGACCCTGAGCATAGGCGCCCAAAAGTACTTTGTACTAGGGGTAGGGTCCCATGTAGAGACCACCCTAGACGGGAATCTCGCACCGGATTCTCGTGCTAGAGTACATGGTTACCTGCGACCTGCGGAGTATGGTATGTAGTATGGAGGTGTCGAGGCGGCGAGATGCTACGACGGGGCAGCTCGTCCCCTACTTCGACACCCCCGTCGACGCCTTGAAGATGCGAGCCCTCATCTACTCCTACGGGGGTTTGAGGGACACCCAGAAGTACCTGTCCAGGCACGGCTTGGACTTCCAAATCCTCACCCTGTCCTACTGGGCGTCAGGGAAACACCTAACATCCAAAGCAGCTCACGACAGCTTCAAGGCCCTTCAAGGGGGCACCCAAGCGAGCCTCGTGAAGTACCAGGGGCTCCCGTTGACGGTAGCGGACCTCCTTGCACTAGTTGAGCACCACGGAGGTCCCAAGCGCACCCGAGAGGTTCTTCAGGGTGCGGGTGTACCTGTGGGTATCAAGCTGATACAGGCCCTCTTGAGCGGCGGGACGACCACCCGGAGCCCCCGAGGGGTACGGTGCGGGGTGCAGCTCCGCTACCTGCGGGACCTCGAGTTGAAGGCGCTCCCCGCACACATCCGACCGTACAGCGCCTCCACGGTGCGAACGGAGCTGCGGCCCCTCATTGACGACCTTGGCGGACCTCCCCAGGCGTGTAGGCTGCTGAAGGCCCTAGGCGTCACCATCACACCGGAAACGATGCACCGATGGTACCGGCAGTCTCCTAGCAGTCACTTCACACCACCGTCGAGGCGTAAGTGGCTTCTGGTGTTGGCCGCCCTACGCTGTTACATCGGCACCAGGGGGCGCCACCGCGAGATGGTCTACCGACCCCGCCTGAAGGGTTCTTTTATGACGCTCCTAGGGTAGATGGATCCTCAGTTACCCACCCAGCACGAATACACCACCCGGTTCATGTGTCGGATGAGCCCCAAAGACCGCGTTTGGGGGAACCCGCACGATGTAGAGGACGCCTACGTGGCCGCCCTTGATGTTGAGGCTCTCCCAGAGGAACCAGAAGAGGCGGACCCACCCACCCTACCAGACCACTACGTCCCCTTCCGCGCCTTCATGTCGCTCCTAGGCGGCGCCGACACGGTACAGCGGCGGAAGTACCTCGTACGGGCACTAAGGCGGTACGAGAAGGAGAGCGGCGTTAGGGTACTCCGCCCGACTCCCCACGGCCGCCATGTGGGTTACTTGCACGTAAATGTCGCTGTACTCCGCTGTATTCAGGGGGCCCCAGGAGTGCCGCTGGAGCCTAGTGGGCTCGCGGAAGATACCCACGTGGGGCCGTAATGGGTAGGGGTGCACTTGCCCCAACCAGGCCCGGATGGTTCGGGCAAGTTTTTGAAAGAAAAAAACACACGTGTCAGTACTATACAAGACCAGCTACTCCGCCATGACGGACGGGCAGTATCGGTCTCCGCAGTGCACCATCGACGGTATCCTCAAGGTAGCCGTCGAAGGCGGGGGTGGTGGTGGAGCCGGGGACGCTTCCGCCGCCAACCAAGCCACACAGATTGCGGCCGAGCAGGCCATCCAAGCGGCCGTAGAGGGCATCGAGGGTCAGCTACCCGCCACCCTGGGCTCGCTAACGAAAGCGGAGTCGCTCTCCATCTGCCTGGCTAGTGACCAGCAACCGTTGGTCATCTCGGGCTCGGTCGATATCCTTTCGGCTGCGGCCCCTTTGGCGGTTACTGGACCCCTCACCGACACCGAGTTGAGAGCTACTCCGGTATTCGTCAGCGGAACGTTCTACCAAGCGACCCAGCCGGTAAGCGGCCCGCTTACGGACACTGAACTACGTGCCAACCCCGTCACAGTAACGGATGGGGGGACCCCAGTGTACGTCGACCTCGCAAATGTGAGCATGTCGTTTGTGCCCACACTCGATTCCCAACACCTCACACCTAACGGTGGGACTTGGTTGCGCCAAAACCCTTCAGCGGTAGCGGCGTCGGCCCCTCACAGCGGCAGCATCGTGTCTATCTCTAGCGGGTACCTCCGCTCGTTGCGGGTCGTCTACACGGGAGCACTCGCGAGCGGACTCTTCGTGCAACTCCATAGTGCCAGCTCCCTCACGGGCCTGTCCAGCGGGACGATGCTCAGTATGGGTATCGAGATCAATACCGGACGTAAGGACATCAGTTGGGACATCCCTGAGCTGCTCTATTACCCCAGCGGCCTCATCGCGGCCTTCTCGACGACGCAAGCGACCTACACGGCGACGGTCCAGACTGGGTTCGCGGAGGCCCACTACACGGCATGAGAATCACCACGACAGGCGGGGAGCGACCCGCGTTTGGCATCGCCAAGTGGGGCGCTTCCAGCTCTGGAACCAACGCGGCCCAGCGGTACCTGCACCCTGAATACTCGGACAGTACGGTCTCCACTACGGCGATCGAGTGGGATGTACCGGTGGCGTTCACTGTTACGAACATGTCCGTTCGAGTCAACACGGCCGGGACGGGTACGGGGAGCCTCGTGTACACGCTCTACCGGAACTCGGCAGCGACTTCCATCACCTGCACGGTGCTCGCCACGGCGACCTCTGGGTCCACCACCGGGTCGGTCTCGTTCGCGGTAGGCGACCGCATCTCCCTAGTGGTGCAAGCAACCGGCACCATTGGGGGTGGGGGCCACGGCCGACCCGTCGTTACGGTAGCGATCTCGTAGTTCACACGTCACACGAAAAGGAAATCAATGGCACTACACACACTAGAGTACCACGGAATCCCCACAAATCTTGCACAACTCGTGACGGTCCCTAAAGACTTCACAATCAGCTCTCTGAAGGCCGACGGTGTTGCCGTCGTGATGACGATGGAGGTCACGACAGGCAACCAGCAGGCCGAGGACGACTACCCGAACCTCCGCGACCACCTGGGGCTCTTCGGTTGGGTGGAGGTCTAGGTCTAGTGGGTCGCATCACCCGCTACATCGCAGCCCTCTTCCTGGTAGCGTTCCCCTGCGTCATCGGGACGGCCTCCTGTCAAGGCGACATCACCGTCTACGACGGTACTGTGGAGTGCCCTGCACTTCCCCAGCCGGACCCTGGTGTGCCCTCGTTCTGTGCACCATGCGAAGACCTCGAGATGGTCCTCTCAGCGGTCGAGAGCCCGGCTCAATCGTGGTGTCCGATGTTGGCACCGGGGCACGATATGTGCCCACAAGGTACCCAGCCCTGGGTCTGCGAACAGTACCAAGACCTTAGGCCTGAGGGGTGCATCCAAGTCTTGAACGGGCACAACGGCCTCTCGGTGCAGTGTTGCGGTTTGCCCGCGAGCGTCGTAACGGTCAACTGCACCGTCGACACCGACTGTCACTTGCCCGTTGGGGACCACTGCTACCTCAACGCCTGTGTGTTCATCGGCGGCCAGAAGCAGTGTGCTTTGGCACCCCGCCCTGAAGGCACCGAATGCGATGCTGGGGTGTTCTGCCAGGAGCAGTACGACGGGGTGCCAGAATCCGTCTATTGCCCTACTAGTTTGTAGGGGAACCGAAGAGATGGCGAAGCTGAAAAAAATCCCGGTTGAGATTCGCGACGAGGCCTATGAGCTGTGGTCTACGATGGGCCACAGCATACAAGAGGTCACGGACTACTTCCGAGGGGAGCGTCGCCCTCTCTTCGACGCACAGGGAAAACAAGTGGGAGTCGGTGGGTACGACCTGGTGCCCGGCGACTTCCGCGTGTTTTTGCACGACGAGAAGGTCAAGAGGCAGGCGGTGAGTGACTGTGAGGCCATCAAGGCCCACCGACTGCCACATATCCTCGAGGGCTTGATCAAAAGCATCACGGCTGACAAGCTAGCGGCCGACGACATCTGGCGGAAGCTGCCGGAGAGTGAGAAGAAGGGCGTCAAAGGGTACAAGCTGCGGAAAGACAGTCAGGGGAAGTCCATGGACCACCTGGTCCGCCTGATGTACGTCACGATGCCGGAGCGAAACAACGCCCCCTCCGAGGAGGTCAAGGCGGTCTTGAAGGCCCGCATGAAGCTCATCCTCGACGAGCCAGACAAGCCCGCGGAGGAGGCAACCGAAGCCAAGCCGAAAGATGGCGACTGAGTACGTCCCACAACACCAGTGGCAGCCCAGGGGGGTCTCCCGCGCGGAGACCTTCAAGGCCAAGTTGCGTGCGATGGGGCCAAAATCCGCCAAAGCGTGGTGGGACGCCCTGACGGAGCAAGAGGCCGTCGCGTTGAAGTCCGACTGGGACTTCTGGGCTCGCCCCGAACAACAAGCCCCACCCCCCAACTTCATCGACCACCCGCTGGGGTGGCAGTTTTGGGTTGTTCTGGCGGGCCGTGGTACGGGAAAGACCCGCACGGCTGCGGAGCTGATGAAGCGGGAGATACTCGCGGGTCGTGCTAAATACCCGGCCATCTGCGGGCCTACCTACCGCGACACCATACAGACGATGTTGAAGGGGGAGTCCGGGCTCATCTCCGTTTTTCAGGGGACGGGCGTCACGGTTAAGCACTCGCGCGGTGACAACACGGTGACGTTCACGTTGGGCAACCGGGTGTTGGCCACCGCCCACACCTACACGGGGGAGGAGCCCGAACGGTTTAGAGGCCCTCAACACGATTTCGCATGGTTCGATGAGTTTGGGGCCTGCGACTACCAGGAAGAGATTTGGGCGCTCTACAACGGGTCCCAACGACTCGGGGACCCTAGAGCCGTGTTTACGACGACACCTAGGGCCTCCCTGCTGAAGACCAACCTCCTCACGATGGACCGTACCGTGGTGACGTTCGGTAAGACCGACGACAACGCGGGAAACCTGGCGTCCGGCTACGTAGAGACGCTCCGTGAGGTCTACGGTGACACCGACTTTGGGAGCCAGGAGATTGACGGGCGCCTCTTTTTGGACGCTTCAGGTGCCCCCTTCAAGAGCGAGTGGATTCAGAAGCACCGGGTAGCTGGGCCTCTACGCCAAGTAGGGACCACGTGGTACGTGGGGGACATCCCGCTGACGAAGACGATCGTCGCCGTTGACCCCTCAGGGTCGTCTAAGAAGACCGCCTGTGAGTGTGGCATCGTGTTGGCGGGGCTCGACGCCAACCGCAAGGTCTACATCCTGCGGGACCTCAGCTTCCGCGACAGTCCCGACGCGTGGGCGCGGGTGGTCGTTCAGGCGGCTGTACAGTACGACGCCAGTGTTGTGTGCGAGGACAACTTCGGGGCCGAGATGGTCCCTACGATCATACGGTCGGCCGCGAAGGACCTCGGCGTCAGTGTCTCCATCAAAAAGGTAAATGCGCAGAAAGACAAGGCCCAGAGGGCCATGCTGGCCAGTCCCCACGTCCAAAAGGGAACCGTGAGGTTTGTAGGGGTGCACCAGAAGCTAGAGCAACAGATGACCTTGTGGGAGCCCGGGAAGGGTAGCAGCCCCGATCGGATGGACGCGGCCGTTTGGGCCATCCTGGACTTGGCGACTGGGCAAGCTCCCCGCGGTGTGGTGGGGCTGTTCTAAACATACCCACCCAGGACAGCAATAGGTATACTCGAGTGCTCCTAAAGATCCTCAACCAACGGAACGCCTGTGTGGACGCCTCTCTGATGCGGCGTTATGAGGTATTGTACCGTGGTGGGGCTGACTTCCAAAAGTGCATCAAGTGGTTTCTGTCCCGGAACCACTCCGACAACGACCAGATGTACGCCGAGCGTGTCAAGGTCGCCAGCTACCGGAGCTATGTAGGCCCCATCGTCGACTATTACTGCGCCCAGCTCTTTGCCGCACCGTACAACATCCGGGCCGTCGACGAGAAAGGGGAGCCCCTCGCTAAGGTAGACGAGTTCTACAGCCAATTCCGCGAGGACTGTGACGGACTCGGGAGCGACTTGACCAGCTTCATCAAAGCTACCTTCCTGGAGGCGGTCGTCAAGAAGACCGCCTACATCGTGGCGCAGATGCCCTCAACGGAGGGGATGGACGCGATGACGCGTCGGGAGTACCTGGAGAGGGGTCTCGACCGCTGTACTGTCCGGACGATCCCGTCCGAGTCGATTTTGGACTGGGAGGTCGACCCGGTGACGGGGGACTACCAGTGGTTGGTCGCATACTCCACTAGGAGTCGTCGCCCCTCCATCGCAGCCGCTACTGTGTGCGAGCACACGTGGACGGTTTACGAACCCACTACCTGTAAGGTCTACCAGCGCGCCTACGCTGCCAACCAACAACCCAAGCCGGAGGACGACATCCCCCTGGTAGAGGAGTACCCCCATGGGTTCTCCCGCGTCCCCGTGTTGCCCCTTACGGTACCTGACGGCCTGTGGATCCTGAACCGGTGTGCGAGCGCACAAGTGGAACATTTCCAACTGTCGGCCGCCCTCGGTTGGCTACTCCGTAGGTCCGCGTACCCTATGGGTATCTTCAACGTGCAGGAAGTGGGCAAGTCGGCGATAACGGGCGCTGGTATGGGGCACTACCTAGGACTCGAGGAGAAGTTCCACTGGGAAGAGCCCGAGGGCAAGAGCGCCGCTATCCTCCAGGCTGAGATTGAGAAGCAGAAAGACGAGATTTACCGCGTTTCTGCGCAGATGGCCATGTCGGTCAACAACTCGGCTGCGGGGTTAGGCCGTTCCGGCCTATCTAAGATGGCCGACGCCAGCGCGACTGAGATTTGTCTCCGCGGTTACAGCGTGGTCGTCAAGGACGCCCTCGAGAAGCTGTACGAGATGGTCTCGGATGCCCGGGGCGACTACGACGTGAAGTGGGCCGTGGAGGGGCTGAATCAGTTCTCCCTCATCGACGCCACCACGCTGATCGAAAACGCCAAGCTGGCGCAAGATCTAGGTATCCCCTCGGATACTTTCAAGAAAGAGCTTTATTTCAGGGTTGCTGAAGCCCTCATGCCCTCCGACCTAGCGCAGTCCGTGAAGGACGCGATACGCGAGGAGATCATGAGTGCCGATGTAGAACCCCCTTCGGTCAAACCCGCGGTGGTCGTGGGCGCCGAGGTCGACGAGGAACCAGATCCTCGCACATCGGAAGAGCCCACGTCGGACTCTGAAGAGGAACCCCAGTAATGGAACAGACGAACGCGACCGAGAGCGCAGCCTCGGAGACATCCACGGGCGAGAAAGACCTCGCCAACATCATCAACGCGGCCGTAGCGTCGCAGCTAAAACGCCACATGGCGAAGATCCCCGAGATGATGGAGACGATGTGGGCGGCCCGCACGGCGCCCGCGCAAGCCAGCGCGCCCCAAGAGGGCAGCACCGCAACGACGGAAGAGAAGTCCACCCGCCAAGAACTCGACGACCTCAAGCGCCAACTGAAGGCGGAGAAGCAGCGAGCGAAGGAGGGGCAGGCACTCTCGGACGTGCGGGGTAAGCTGGCACCCCACGTGCTCCCGGAGGCGTTGGATTTGGCCCTGAAGGTCATCCAGGCCGACCGCCGCGTGGTCGTCAAGGGAGATGCAGTACGGTGGATGTCCGACGGTGTGGAAGTGGACGTGGACGAAGGTATCTCGGAGTGGGTGAACTCGAAAGAGGCCGCTTATTTCTTGCCCGCCAAACGCCCGACCGCACAGAAGAGTGTGAACGTGAAAGCACCCCCCCGCCCCGCACAGGGTGGAGTGCATGACCCGAGGGCCGCAGCACTTGCCGCCTTCGAAAAACTCGGATTGAGGTTGTAACCTCTAAAAGGCAGACATGGCAGACGTACTTCAGACCCAAGCACTTATCGTCCTCGCGCAAAGCTACGCGGGCGACCTAGTTCGACAGATCAACCGCCGTTCGGTTCTGTTGCAGATCCTCCCCACCCGTCCCGGTGCTGGACCAAACGTCGCGTGGGCAGCGGAGAAGTCTGGCGCCATCGCGGAGAGCTATGCAGAAGGCGCGGACGCGGTAAACTTCGGATCGGACGGACAGGCCTCCGCCATCTTGCCGTGGGTTATGTACCGCTCGAACTTCCACGTTTCGGGCCTCGCGGAGGCAGTGGCGCGTACCAGCCCCACTCCCGCCGGGAACATCGACCTGTGGTTGCGCAATATGACCAACAGCGCTACCGCCATCGCGGACAAATTGAATAAGGACCTCTACTCGGGAGCGGGTGGAGCTGATCTCGTAGGTCTCGGTCAGGCGATTGGCACGGATAATAACACCTACGCGACCATCGACCGGTCCGTTGGTGGTAACGCGTTCTGGCGTCCCACCGTAGTCGACCCTGGCGTCCTCACGGCCGTCACATTCGACCAACTCCGTTCCGACATGGCGGCCATCTACGTGGCTTGTGGGGAGCGCCCCGACTTCGCCATGGTTTCCCCCTCCGTGTACCGCGCCATCGCCGCAACCTTCGACCCCCAGAAGTTCTACATGATGGAGACGTTGGCGGGGGATGTTCGTGCCAAACTCGAGGGTGGATCCCAGATGCTCAAATTTGATGGCATGACGCTGATCGAGGACAAAGACGCGACGGAGAGCACGATCTTCTACTTGAACAGCCGCCACTGCCGCATCGAGTATATGCCCGCGGGCGACCAAGGCATGGGCCTCGGTGACGAGAGCCTGGACGTCGGTATGACCGACGGCGTGGTCTCCCTCCCCTTGGGCCTCCGTGTTGAGGCTCTGTCGAAGAACGGTGACTCCAACCGGGCGATGATGAAGTGCTACCCGCAGTTCGCCGTCGACCGCCCGAACGCCTTCGGCGTCCGCAAGAACGTCGCGATCGTCTAGTTCGCTGTAGGCAGTGGGGTGCCTCCTCTCACCCCACTGCCTACCTTTTTCTGGGGACCCACCTATGGCCTTCACCGAAACCCAAAAAGTCAACATCCGGTTCTACCTGGGTTATCCCGACATCTACCGGCAGAGCAACCCGAGGCTAGAGAATGCGATTGAGATCATGGGCACCCGCCCTGAGACTCAACTGAAGGTCGAGGTCCTCCTAGCCAAGCTGGACGCCATCTACGGTGTAAACCCTGGAGACCCCAGTCAGATCGACAAAGCCCTACTGTATGCGGGTTATACGGAGTCGGAGAGCGCCGACGACCGCGTGGTGTTCGGGGACAGCTCCGCACAAGGCTCCTCCTCGAGCGCCGTCCTGAACACCCTGAACGACTACGGCCGCCAACTGGTGGGTGCTCTCTCAAGTTGGTGTGGTGTTCCTATCGCCTCCAACGTTTTTGGTAGGGTGGGCTACATCGGGGACCAGTGGTCTACGTGGTCCAAGCAGTCGCACGGGTCCACCTTCCTGATGGGTATGTAATATGGCCCTCCGCGAAGACATCCTGCCCATTATGGAGCAACTCCGCATTGACTTGGCCGACATGGGGTTCCGCCAGTATGACATCCTCATGCGGGTCGTCAACTGGGCCGACACGGACCCACTGGGCACTGTAGGGGAAGGCGTCAAGACCACAACGGACACGACCCTGACCATCCAAGGGCGCCGCATCAAGGCCCGCCGAGTTGAACAGAAGGATGTGGTGGCGTCGGGCGGCAAGGGGGAAGATATCGACTACCGCTGCGGACCTATCACACCGGCCTTCGTGGACCCCTTGTGGGGCGCGGGCGGTAACGACTTCTCTTATTTTAACCCACCCGAACCCACGGACGGCTCCCGCCAAGAGGTCTATTACAAGCTGACCGGGCCGGGGATCCCCGAGGGCGCATGGTTCGTGAAAGTGTCTCAAGAAGTAGACCGCAACTGGAGCTACTATTGGACCGTCCGGAAGACCGCTACGGTAGACCCCTGAAGGCATCGGTATGGTTCGCATCAACGCCAGCGGGGCCGTAAAGGGCCTCAACAAGCTCATCTTGGGCATTGAAGCGGCCGTGAAGGCTGCGGCGTTGGAGGTAGCCCGAGAGGGCGCCAAGGTCGCTCGGGCGCAAGCGCCCGAGGACACGGGCCGCCTCAAGAGGTCCATCACGGCGGGCTCTACCGCTACAGGCGCGTTCGTGCGCGTGGGCGCACCCTACGCCCAGTACCTCCCTGACTCCTACATGGTTGCGGCCGGCACTACCATGCGGAACTCGGCCGAGCAGATCACGCGTAAGCACATCCGCAAGCTGCTCTAAACATACCCACCCAGGACAGTATAGGGTAGGATGGCGGACTACGATCAATTCAGGGTAGGTACTGTAAACTACCCTCTACCGGGTGTGTACAACCCCGCGAAAGTAGTTTGCAACCCCTCCATCGCGGGCGCCTTGGACTTCTACGTTGCGATGATGCAGCGGTACCTCGGCCCTTATTGGGACGAACTGTGCCCCCAACTCGGGATGACCGAGTATGTCGGGAAAGTGGTGGGCGAGAAGGTCCCATACGACCCCGGCATGTACGGCGTCGACGCGACCCGCAAGCTCCCCTTGCTCTGCCTGTACCGCACGGAAGAGGCGATACGGGAGCACACGATCGCCTGGTATATGGTCGACAGCACTTGGGTGATGCAGTGGATTCTGCCCCCGTGCACGGCCGCTCAATACTTGCAGATGTCCTCCGTCATGACGGCCGCTCGTTCGATCCTAGTGGATCGGACTGAGATGGGTTATGACCCCACCTACTTGTCTGGAGTCAACGTGTGGCTCGACCGGCTAGGGGAAGGGTTCAACATCAAGGTGAAGACGGTCGAGTACGGCCACTGGGTCGTGGAACGCGAGAAGACCGCTCTGCGGTTCCCCACGCTCACGTTGACCCTCCGGGTGTCGGAGCGCGAGCAGAAGAACCCAGGTTTGTTCCAATTTGTGACGTTCGACACTACCGTAGACGTCAAGGACCAGAACGGAACCGAGACGGTAGTGGAGACCACACAGGATCTAACGTAATGCGATTGCAAGTGAAAGTTTCACCGGGGAAGTTAGTACCCGACTACGACGCCTTGGACCAGGGGGTCCTGAGGTATGTGGGGCGTCGACACGACGCCTCTGTGGGTACCCCACTGCCGACCAAGAAGGGACAGCCCAAGGGTCTGTCCGGTGGCTTCGTATCGCTCGAGGCGGTGTTGGACCTCCCCCACCGGATCGAATACCTACAAGAACTACGCAGTGGAGCGCTTACGCCCCACGACGCCGAGACGGCCCGCTTGGCAGGGATTGACTTCATCAAAAAGGAAGAGAAGTAATGGCTGACATCGTACTCACTGGCCTCGCCAGTAACGACCCTGTACCGGGCGAATACGTAGAGGTGGCTTTCGCGCAGGGTGAAAGCTCCAACGCCTCCGCGGTGTACTCGGCGATCCTGATCGGGAACAAGCTCTCGACGGGTGCCGGTACCTCCAACACCGTCTACGGCCCCGCCACGGCGGTCCCCTTGACGACCGAGGAAGAGGCTATCCAGCTCTTCGGCGCCGGCTCGGAACTCCACCGCATGTTTCGGTGGTTCTGCGGGATCAACAACGCGACCCCCCTGCACTGCATCGCAGTCGACGAGGGCGGCTCCGCCGTCGCATCGACCGGGACCATCACGATCACGGGTCCTGCTACTTCAGCCGGGGCTGTGAGGGTATTCCTCACCCGCACAGAGTTCGTCGATGCCGGGTTCGTTTCGGGCGACTCCGCCACGACCATCGCGGCGGCCGTAGTGGCCAGCGTCAACGCACGAGACTACTGGCCATTCACGGCCTCGAACCTCCTGGGCGTCATCACGCTGACGAGCAAGCAGAAGGGCCTCCGCGCCAACCTGACCCGCTACAGTGCCCAAGTGAAGCCTTTCGCCTCCACGGGCGTTACCGCAACTCCGGTGGCATCCACGGCGATGACGGGAGGGTCCGTCGCCGACAACATCTCGGCGGTACTGCCCACGCTGGCCACAGCCCGCTACTACTACTTCGTAGTGGCCGCAGAAGATGCGACCCAGCTCGGAGCCTTGAAAACCTTCATCGACACGCAGGCGCTGCCCATTACGGGCCTCCGCCAGCGGTGGGTTGCGGGTTCCAGCGACACGATCGCCAACACGATTACGATCGTGGACGCGCTAAACCAAGCCCGCGGCGAGATCGCCTGGTTGTACCAGAGTGATGTCCCGCCCTGCGAGCTTGCAGCCGCAGCCGCAGCCGCGTACAGCCTCGGTGAAGTACCCACTCCGCCCCGGTTGAACTATAACAACTACGGTGAAGCGTCCGGTGAAGTGTGGGGTGTCCCCTCGCCCCTCACTGGTGTAGCCCCCAGCCGCAGCCAGCTCTTTGCGGCCCTGAACGCAGGTGTAACGCCGATCGGTGTGCGAGCTTCGGGTTCCACCTTTGTTGTGAAGCGAGTGACGACCCGCTACAAAAACGGCGCCATCGTCGACTACCGCATCCGGGACGGCCACAAGGTCACTGTGTGCGACCGCTACGGTGACGACCTGATCGCGAAGGCGGCTTCGCAGTTCCGCGGCAAGCAGATCGGCGATGACCCCATCAACGACTCGCCCCTCCAGCCGAACGTCGTCACGCCCAAGCCCGTGAAGGCGAGCGTCGACGCGCTTACGCAGCGGTACAGCGACAACGGGTTGCTCCAGAATGCAGCTCAAATTCAAGCCGAAACGGTCGTACAGCGGGACGGCAGCAACCGCACGCGGATGACCGCCAGGATCCCCCTGCAACCGATCGACCTCCTCGATCAGATGGCTTTCCGCGTAGACCAGATCGCGTAGACCAGATCGCGTAAGGAACCAACATGGCACAGAACTACACCAAAGCACTCGTCTACGTGAACGGGGCACTCCTGGCGGAGGAAAGCTCCGTAACGGTCAAGCGTACCAGCGGCAAGAACCCCGTCAAGACCGTCGTGCGGGGCCTCGGGGGCTTCTCCCAGGGCGCACCCATGACGGAGATCAGCGTGTCCAACGCGGTCCCCTCGGCCGACTTCGAACTCAACCCCGGGCAGTTCATCCTGAACAACCAAGAGGTCGAGATCACCATCATCGCGGCCAACCGCACCCTCACGTGTGTGGGTCAGATCCTCGACGATAACTTCCAGCACGCCGTCGACAGCGAGGGCAAGCTGGACTTCAACTTCACGGGCGGACCCTCCGACTGGAAGTAGCACCCTAGCGACGACGGGTAGGCCGGACCCCTACCCGTACGTGACGTGGACGGAAACAGTTTGATGGGTGGGGGAGGGGTCCGACTCCCCCACCTGTTGATTACGACACTCCTATGATGCCTCCCAAAGACGTAACCGGCGCCCAGATGTGGGCCGAGATCACCCAATGCCCCCGCGAGTTCCGTCGCGTACCCTTCCCGCGTGCGTGGAAGGGTGAGCAAGTGGAAGTCGCCATGGTCATTATGACGCAGGAAGAGGCCTTCCTGGCCAACCTAGCGGCGGAGAAGTACGTGCGCAAGATGTTGCGCGACGACATGCCAAAGGCTTCCGACGTGAGTGAAGGGTACCTGAGGATCTTCGAGCTGGCAGCCGCCCCCGAGATCCTCTTCCGCGTCTGCAAAGATCCAACCGACACCAGTAAACCGTTCTTCAAGACGCGGGATGAAATCTCCAAGTTTTTGACGACCGACGAGATTGGGATCCTGCTCCGGGAGTACAACCTGGTCCGCATGGAGATGGGGCCGGTCATCACGCAGATGACCGGCGACGAGATGGACGCGTGGATCGACCGCCTCACGGAGGCAGAGGACATCTACCCTTTAGTTTTACTCGACTCGGAACTGCTGACACGAGCGCTGCGTACTATGGCATCCCAGCTCAAAGCGTTACGGACGGGAAAGAACTCTGCTACATCGCCGCCCGACGAGCCTACGACAGACGAGTAGAAGACCGCAAGGAACGTAGAAAAACGCCATGACTGAAGTAGAGATCGCGCTCGCCACTTCCGGCCTCAACGACGTACTGACGGCCCTGAAGTCGGTGAGGGACGCCTCCGTCGACATGGAGAAGGCGTCGCTGGTAGCCGCCCAGGCGGCCAGCAAGAAGCGGCTCGACTTGTACAAGGCGGAAGCCAAGGCAAAAGCGAAGATCAACAGCGACCTCGGGAAGATGTTGGGGGGTGGTGACAGCACCTCCCACGCCTCCGTGGGTACTAGGGGGGTGAAGAAGCAAGCGAGCTTCTTGGACTCCCTACAGCAAGAGTCGAGCATCGCGAAGAGCGTAGGGTCCTCTCTGGGTAAGCTGGGCAGTACCGTGGGGATGGCCGCCATCGGTATCGGCGCGCTCGCGGCTGGTATCAGTCTGGCCACGGAGGGGTTAAAACAGTTCGGCGGATTCCTCATCTCGGATGTGATCAAGCCCGCCTTCGCCCTGGAGACGTTCTCAACTCAACTGGAGAACTCGACTTTCGGGTCCATCAAGGCCGCCGACGTCATGGCGAAGGGCCGCGAGATGCAGCTCAAGTACAACATGTCCGCCATGGAGGCGGCGGAGACGATCAACACCCTAGCCGACAAGACGGGTAACGCCAAGGTGGCTTTCGAGTCTATGGACCAGATGGCGGCGCTATCCAAGGGTTACGGGGTCGACATGGGGCAGATGGCCGACATGGCGGGCGCCTTCTACAAGCAAGACCAGACCCTGAACGCCAACCAGCTCATGGGCATAATCCGGACCCAGTTGGCACAGGGGGGTGCAGGCTCCATCACGTTGAAGGAGATAGCTGGACTTAGCGGCAGTTACACGACCAATATGGGTAAGATGGCCGGTGACGTGAACGCGAAGGCGGCCTCCCTGGGCGCCGCCATGCAGACAGGTGGCATCACAGGTAAGGCGGACGTTTCGATCGGAAATATCAACAGTTTCATCTCAGAGATCGGCGCTATCGCGAAGGACAAGGGCATGAAAGGCGTCTTAAATGAACAGGGGCAGGTAAAAGACCTCGGCGTCGCCATCCGAGAGGCCCTCATGAAGTCTGGAGGTAACCTCCAGAAGCTCGGCGGTATGGGGTTCAGTAAGCCCGCGCAGGACTTCATCGTGCAGTACGAGGGCGCCTACAACGAGGGCCTCAAGAAGTTCGGGGGCTCCGCCGAGAAGGCAGCCGCTTACGCCACGGAGGGCTTCGAGAAGATGCGCACCGCTACCATGTCGGAAGCGGACGTGAAGAGGGCCTCCGCCCGCGTCATGGCTACCAGCGGGGAGAAGATGGAGACGGCGGTAAACCTAATCAAGACCAAATTAATGGGGGTTATGCCCCAGGTGAAAGTTTTCGTAGACGTGCTGGTCAGTAAGGCGCCCGCCATAGCTTCTGCCGCACTCACTCTGGCGCAGGCTATGATCTCATGCGCCAACGTCATCGCCAAGATGTTCCCCGACACGGACACGCGACAGAAGCGTGCCCTCAAGGCCGCCACCGAATCGGCCAAGATCGACGTGGAGATCGACAAGGAGAGTCAGAACATGGTCGCGATAGGGGAGCGGCTCAAGAACGCTAAGGACATCGGTCTCGGGGTGGGGGATTCGACGTACGATGAGGCTCTCGCGGACCAGCAGGCTTCCCAAGCTAAAATCGACGCGCTCACGGCGCAGAAGAATCAAACGGAAAGCGCCGCCACGAACGCGCCCACATCTAAGGCCGACCGCGACGCCCTCCAGACCCAACTAGCTGGAAATGCGGACTTTATTGCGCAGTTGGGCGCGATGCCCCAACTGGCCCAAGAGATGGGGATTACCCAGAGCAACGACGCGGGGCAGAAGGCATCGAAGTTCCTGTCCTACATGCAGAAAGACACCGGCTTCGACATCGGGGAGTGGGCCAAGGACACTAATATGAGCCCCGAAACTCAAGCCATGCTGGAGAAGTACCGGGACAGCATCATCCAGCAGAAAGAAGCTGCGGGCGGTACCGGGGATAGTGGTGCAGCCCTCCTCCAGCCGGCAGGGGACTCCCTGAAGGCTGCGGGGGACGCGCTGGTGAAGTCTGCCGCCGGTCTCGCGGATGCCGCCGACAAGATGACCTCGGGCAAAGAAGGGCCTCTCGGGGACAAGTAGACATACATGACCGACCAACTGAGCAACCTGAGGGAGGCGTCATTTCGGGGCATCAGCTTCCCGTGCGCCCTCATCGCCGAGCAGATACAGCACGACCAGGCGCAGCACAAGCGAGCCGACCGTGACGGGGCCTACGTCGAAAATACCGGGCGGGGTCCCGCCTCGTACACCGTGACGATCCCGTTTTTAGTGGGGCTCTTGCGGGCACCGCAGGAGACGTGGGCGGACCTATTCCCCGCCCGATACAACGCCTTCCGGTCCGCCTGGGCGGACCGTTCCACGGGCGTCCTGGTGCACCCGCTCTACGGTGAAGTCCGCGTGAAGCCCTCCACGTGGTCGGCCTCCCTGGATCCGGACTCCCGCACCGGCATCGTCGTGACGGTAGGATTCGTCGAGACGAACGACGATGAGGCCGATACCGCTACCATCAAGGGGTCGGAGTACGGCTCGGCGAAGTCGGCCGCAATCGCACTCGACCAAAAACTGTTCACCCTAAAGCCACCCCCGCCCGTATTCGACACTACCGACCCCGAGCAGTCGTTCGAGCAGATCGTCGACAAGGTGCTCTTCTACTCGAACCCCAGTAACCTCTACGTGCAAGGGGGTCTACAGAAGATCAACTCGGCGATCCGCAAGGCCCAGAAGGTGCAGACGCTACTCGACCGGGGCGTCTCGGTAGCGACTACCAACCCGCTCACGCAGGTGACCTCTACGACGCCCCTGAACGCCGGCATCGCGAGCATCAGGAGCGACGCGCAGAACCTCACGAACAGCCTCATTCAGATCCGCTCAAAGGTCGTCAACACGGGCAACCGCACCGTTAAGGTCTACACGATGTCGCAGCCGCAGACTCTCCTGAGCCTCTCACTCGTCGTCGGCAACACCACCACGCAGTTGCTCACACTCAACCCCTACTTGGAACGCAAGGGACCTCTCTTGGCACCCCAAAAGGTTCGATACTTCGGGTAGGTAAAAGATGTTGCAACCAGGACAATCTGAAGTCGACACCCTCACGGTGCGGTTCCCCAGTCTTGAAAAAGAGATCACCACGTGGGACACCTACCAGTTGAGCACGACCTTTACGGACCACGTTAGCACGTGCTCTTTCGTGCTCTCAACGAACAGCCCCACCCCCTACAACGCGATCCTCCAGGGCGGGGCCAAGATTGAGGTGCTGAGCAACGGAAAGCCTCAATTTACCGGCTACATCGACCGCATAAGCAAGTCGAGCAGCCGTTCAAACGGCCTCGTCTACCAGGTGTCCGCCAAGGACATACTAGGTCCCGTGGTGGGCGCCACCCTGGACCCTCAGACGAAGATCACTGGGGGGCAGACGGTAGCGGATCTCGTCTACGGGGTCCTCTCGGAGTTCGGCATCAAGAAGGTCTACATCGGGGATGCTGTAAATTACAACATCATGACGGGTTTCCGCAAGGGGGAAGGGGGTCCTACCACCCGCACGTTCACGAGTAAGGAACTCTCAACCCGTAAGGATCCGGTTAAGGGGGTGGCAGAACTCGTCTTCATCGAAACAAAGGTCACCGAGGTGGTAAGCAACACACGGAGGGACCTCAAGGCTATCCCCAGCGACCAAAGGAAGCCACACATCGGAGACGGCGCCATGGAGGTCATCGACCGCTTCTTAAAGCGGCTTGGGCTGCACATGTGGGCCGCCGCCGACGGCTCCGGCGTCGTCATCGACGCCCCCGACTATGAGGCTCATGGGACCTACAAGCTCCTACACACATTTGACGGCGCGGGTACCAACAACGTACTGGACGCCAAGCTAGACGAGGCCTCCGAGATGCAGCCCAGCGCCGTCGTCGCCAAGGGGTTCGGGGGCGGCGGTGAGTTGCCAAAAAGCTCAATGGTTTGCGTCGCCATCAACGAGCTGGTGGCGGTTGACGCCTCCACTAAGCAGCCGATCAAGTCCACCGCCAACCTGGCGGCCCGGTACCCCCGGGCGAAAGTGTTGCCCCTGAGGGACCAACTGATCCCCCAGGACAACCGCTTGGTCTCGGTTTTCACCCAGAAACCGATCTACCTGAAGGACGACGAAAGTAAGACGATCGACCAACTGGCGGCCTTCACGAGGCGCGCTCTCTCCCGCTACCAAGGTAAGTACCAGACCTATAGCTGCACCGTGAAGGGGCACACCTACCAGGGCGCCCCGTGGGCCGTCAACACTATCGTGGACGTGCAGGACGACTACCTGGGCCTCCACGGACCCATGTGGGTGCTCTCGCGCACGTTCGCGAAGGGTCGCTCCGGTGGTACTACCACGCAGTTGACCCTGATCAAACCATTCACGTACGTACTGGGGGACTAATGGCCGCCAAAACGATCGCAGCGCTAAACGACATCGGGGCCGACATACTGGCCGCCAAAGTGGGCGCCAACGGCGTCATCACCGTGCAGATCGGGGACAGCACCAACGAAGAGGTCAGGTGCGACAACGCCGAGTGGTGGCAGCACGTCGGGTTCTGCTCACTGCCCAGTAACGCCACGAAGGAGGGTGCGAGCGCACAAGCGATAGCGATCGAGCAGAGCGACTACGACGTCGTCGTGGCCTCCCGGGACACCCGCAACGCCTCCCGCGCCAGCGGGATGGGTCCCGGGGAGACCCTCCTGTACGCTAGCGGCCCGGAGGGAGCTGGCACCCCTCTGGTGTCCCTAAAATCCCGCCAAGGGGAGCAGTCGGTCACGTTGAGCGTAGGCACCAACGTCGTCGTCGTGAAAGACGACGGGACGGTTGCGCTGGGGGGTCCCACGCGGGACGCCGTAGCGATGGCTACCCCTATCGAGACGATGCTGACGGCCCTGCGTACGTTCGCGACGGCCGCTAAGGCATCCGTCACGGACCCCGTTCTAGCCGCCGCCGCCCTCGCGCTAGAGACCGCCCTCCTGGCCGTCACGGGCATCTCCTCCACTACCGTCCGCGCCTCCGTGTAGTCGCGGGCGGACCGCCCGCGCGACCCCAACATACCCACCGCCAACAGTAAAAGGTAGGATGGCGGATTTAGGCGCAGGACTTTGCCCGATCGGGGTTACGGGAGTGGGGTATGGGACCCCCTACACCCTCAACAGCACCGCCGCCAAGCTGTTCCTCGACGCCTCGGGGGTACAGAGGAACGCCGCTCAGATCGACCCGCGCTCGGGCGACATGGTGAGGGGTCCCGATGGGATCCACCGCGGCATGGACAGTACGGGGCAACAGGTATACCTTGCACTCCGTACCGCCCGCGGCAGCGTACCCATTAAAAACTTCGGTTTCGGTTTCGTCTCAAAAACGATCGACTCCACTACCACGCAGAAGATCCAAGACGCGGTACGGCTCGCACTCGCACCCCTCACACAGCGGGGCCTCATCACCCTGGATGAGGTGACCGTTGTAAGGTCCAAAACCAACGCCGTAGAGGTCTCCGTGAAGTGGACCAACACGACGAACGCCGAAACCAACACGACCCTCTTCAACCCGGCCTAGTAGCACGTACCTGAATGGCGACACCCCACGACATCGTAGTTAAAACTGCCGAGCAGGTCCGAGACGACTACCTCCGGGTGCTCCAAAACGGCTTGTTTTTGGCTGGAATCGACAACGCCAACGTCGGCGAAGGCACCTACGACTACGCCCGAGCTACCGCGGAGGGCCTCCTCGCGGAGGAGGTCGGCAACCTAGTCCAACAAAAGGCCAACGCCCTGATGCCCGACACGGCGTTGGGGGCGGACCTAGAGCGTGTGTGTCGACCTTTCGGCCTCACCCTCAGGCCCGCGGGACCGTCTGTGGGCTTCGCCGTACTCACGGCCAGCCTGAGCCCCGTGTTGGTACCTGAGGGGTCCCAACTGCTGGACAAAAACTCCAAGTCGTACAAGGTGCGGCTTGCTGGGTCGTACAACTCCGGCGACAGCGTACCCATCATCGCCGTCGACACTGGTACCGCAACGAACCTCCCCACGGGCTCCACCCTCCGCTGGGTGAGCCCACCCCCCTTCGTCGCGACCAACGCGACTGTGGCGTCCCCCGGCCTTTCTGGTGGTGTAGACCAAGAGGAGTTTGAGGGCCTACGCGAGCGCCTCTACGACTACTACCGAAATCCCCCAGGTGGCTCCAATTGGGCCGCCATCAACGCGTCCGCCGAGAAGGCCTCCAGCCTCGTTTCGAAGGCATTTTCGTACCCCGCCGTCTATGGGAACAGCACCATCCACGTCGCCTGTACAGGCTCGGTGACGGCGACGGACCGGGACCGCTCTATCCCCGCGGACATCCTCGAGACCATCGTGAAGCCGGGCGTATACGGGGACCACGCCCAATACGCCGACATCGTGGTGACGGGTGTTTTCGCCACGCCTGTGGATGTGGTGCTCGGGGTATCCCTCCCCGCGTCTAAGGCGGCTTCACCGCCCGGACCAGGTGGCGGGTGGATCGACGGTAGCCCGTGGCCGCGCAAAGCCATACCGGCTGCTTGCGCCGTGAAGGCCGTGACGAACGCCGCCGCCTACATCGTTGAGGCCGCCGTACCGCCCTCGGTTGGAAACTCGATCTGCTACGTGAGTCCCCTCACGTTCGAGTTTTACCGCGCGAAGATACTGTCGTTTTCGGAGGTGGTCGCCAACACCACCTACGCCATCACGACGGACACGCCGTTCTATTCCAACGTGGGGACCCAACAGATCATCCAGGCCGGGCAGTGGATTTTTCCGGACGCCGAGAACATGGACGTCTACGTGGCGACCATCCTGGCGCAGTTCTCTAGGATGGGGCCTGCCGAGAAGACCTCGATCCCGGGGCTGCTCCCAAACGCCTACCGGAAACCCGCTAAGGAGACCTCGTACCCCGACCAAGTGGGGGGTCCACTGCTCCGCGCCCTCGTGCAGTCGGGCGACGAAGTGTTGGATGCGAGCTTCCTCACCACCCCCGATATCGTACCCATCAACGCGGGATACAAACTCCCCCCCTTCTGTGCAATACCCGCGAAAATCGCGATGTACCCGATCTGATACGATATGGCACTACCGGCAATAGATAGTTTTGAAGTACTCGCGGGAGCCCTGAACGATTACAGCCCCGTCGTCGACCCCACGACGGATTTGAGCGCTTTTGCGAGCAACACCGACAGGGCCGACATGGCCGGCATCACCCGCATCGCGCCCCGCATCGTTGTCGTGTGGAACAACAACGGCTCCGTTGCGACCCAGCAGATATACGAGAGTGTTATCGGGAACGGGTATCTCAACTACCCTACGATCGTGCGGATCGCCGCGGGCGTGTGGCAGATGGTCTTCCCCCCGACGTGTGTGGACCTCTTGGGTTCTACACAGTATTGGAATTTTCGTTGGCAAAAGGGGTCCGTCAACGGGCCAGCGCCCGCCTCCATCGCGGTCGCCAAGATAGCACCCACCCAGCTCGAGGTCCGCCTGTGGGACCAAAATAATAACCCCAGCGACCTCGTAAACTACACCGTCATCGTGGAGGTCTACTAGTGCCTGGTTTGGGTGGATACAGCCCGGCGCCGCACCAGTTCGGCGGGGCCTCTGGGACCTCTCTGGAGGGCCTACAGGACACCATTGCGGCCTCCATGGGCGGTGGGCTTACGAACGACCCTCAGACGCTTTTGTGGGCGGAGAACCACGCATCGGCTAGGGTCTGGTTGGACCTCTACGGGCTCGTCGATAGGTTGGCCAACCAGTGGGACCCCTACCGCATTACCGACTTTTTGCCCCGCTGGGAAGCCATCCTCGGCATCACTCCTCCGAGAGGTTCCAGCCTGGCAGACCGCCGCCGTGAGGTGCTGATACGCCAAATATTGATCGGAAAGGGTACCGTCATCTCGGCGCTGCAAGACTTCCTCACTTTGGCGTTGAACGGCATCTTCGACACAATCGAATACACCGACGCCGACACACCGGACCGCTACTGTCCCGGTGGGGGCGCCATCCCGGGAGGTCCCACACTGCTCGACGGTAACGCCCTGGGCTCCGACATGAGCCCCTATTACACGCGAGTCGGCTACATCGTCGTGAAGGTGAAGAAACCCGGCGACATCAGCGAGGAAGAGTTTTACCGCCGTGTGAGCACGATGTACAACACCGTAGGCGGCCTCATAGCTGGGTGGGTCGGCTGGGACTGGGTTCGAGAATCACCTCAAGGTCCAGGGTTCTTTCTCGACGAGGATCTCAACCTCGACAACCAGGCGTTTGACGAATAAGGCATAAAATATGGCATTCCCTCGCATACAACCCGCTGGGTGGTCGGTCAATCAAAAGCTGAAAAGCGCCGAGATGAACCAGCTCGACGTCGACCACGCGAAGGCCATCAACGGCGAAGACGGCGACGTCATCCCCGGGGAACTTACACATTTGGCCGATATCGTGATGGATGGCTCGAACATCCGCGTAACGGGCGGGCAGATCCTCATGGAGTCCAGCGCCTACGCCGACAACCTAGGGACCTTCACCGGCCAGGGCACTACGGTGTTTTTTGACTCCTCCAGTACCGTGCGGTTTGACTGCCCAATCTCCAACGTCCTCACCGTCGACAACCTCGGGGTCGGGGGCGCTTTTACGGGGGTGAACGGGGAATTTTTCGGCGGGTTGTACGTGCAGAACGACCTCGCCGTCGACGGCACCATCAAGGCGCAGGGAGACCTAGAAAGCCTTGTATTCACGACCCTCGGGGGCACGACGAACCTCAACGGAGTCGTGACGGTGGCGGATCGGGTGCGTTTAGTCAGCCGCTCCGTTACCCGGATGGTTCCGGTGCATGATATGCACATAATCGGGTCTGGAACTCGAACGGGTCTCGCCACAATAGAGGCAGCGTCCAGCGGGAGCACCCTCACGGTGACGGCACCTATCGACATCCCCGAGTCCGCTCGCCTCGATTTCGTCGAACTGCTAGTGTCGGCTCCGGGAAGCTCCACCTACAGCGTCACCGGAACCATCTACTACAGATTTTCGGGGAACCAGACCAACGTGACGGCTGGTACCCTCACGGCCAGCGGCAGCTACACCGTGGGGGGGCAACTCGGCGTCGCAAACGCCGCCGCCTTGGCACTGACGACCTCACACGCCGGTACCACCTACTGGGTGACCGCAAACGCGACTATGACGTCCAGCATCGCCACGGTGCAGGGCTTGAAGTTGACCTACGTGGTAGATCGATTGGACGAGCGCTAACATGACAAGCCCCGCAGTAACGGTAGACGGAAACCCAAACCCACACGAGGTAAACGTGGTGGGAGGTGCGACCGTAACGGTGCAGCTCGCGGACCTCGCGGGTGTGCGGTCTTGGACGTGCCGTGTGTGGTCGGCCGACGACCTCACCTACCCAAACATCGCCACCATCAACGCAGGAATCGTGATCGATAATGCGACACGAACGGCCACATTTACGGCTCCATCCAGCCTGTCTGGCGTCACCCTACTCATGGAGTCGATCGTCAACGGGCAGGTGGACGTCAACGGGCGCTTCGTCCCCGAGTGGCGAGTCTCGTTCGGCGTATTCGTGCCGATGCCCTCAGGCCGCCGTCGGTTGGGGGTCGGCCAGACTACGGAGGGGGACCCTTCATTCGGCTGGGTTAAGGATGTCAACAACCTGATCGAGTACGCCAGCATCGCTCCAGCAACAGCCGGCGCCGGTATGGTTTTCAGCGGGGGGGCGTACAACATCGTCGCCACCGACCCCTCCATAGTGGTCAATACCGACAGCATCTCGGTGGGGACCCTCCAGAACGCCACCCAGCACGGCGTCCAGGTAGGGGGTACCACTCACGCACTCGCGACGGCGGGCAGCTCAGGATTCTTGTCCAGCGCGGACAAGAACAAGCTGGACGCAGCTACGTTCAACACGGCCTCCAACACCCTAGTTCAGCGCGACGCTAGTGGTGGTACCACAGTCGGTACCCTCACGGCCTTCACCAGCGTGGGGACCCCCAGTGTGGTGGGTTCTACCGCCCTAGCACTCACGTCCTCGGGGGGCAACCTCTCCGCCACGTCCACAGGGGGTCCCATCACCCTGGCGAGCACGCAGGTGAACAGCAACGCCACGATCTACGCGCCCAACTTCCGCCAAAACGCTCCAGTCGCGCAGTTTCGCAACATACGGTTGACCCTACAGAGCCGCAACATATACTGGGACTATACGGACTCTGGCACCTACGGGGACGGTATCCCCGTCAATGTCTCTGCCAGTACCGCAGCCCGCGCAGTGTTTGAGATCACAGAGATCCCGCAAGAGGCCAGGATCGATCAAATCACCGTTCGGATTGACCCCCCAGTGCACGGGGGGGCATGGCCCCCCGCAGCCGCACCAGTGGTTAGCGTATATAAAGCGAACGCGCTCACGGGCACCCCTTTCCTCCTGGGGCAGGTGGTGGATTCCCTCGCGAACCAAGCCACATACGAGTCGGCGCACAACCTCCCTATAAGCCTACTGGCCAACGCCGTGGGTGTGCGAACGTACGATAAAACCACAGATCGGTGGTGGGTTCGAGTCGTCCCGGAGAGCGGCGTCAACGCCGTATCGGGCACGTTGGTCGTCACCCTACAGGTGCAGTACGTCATGCTCGAGGGCACCTCCTTGATAGGAAATTGAAGTGAGCGAAGTAATCAAAGGAATCAACTGGTCCGAACTCGGACCCCTCACGGCCCTCTTGGTCGTCATCATGGTCGTCCTCTTGGGGCTCGCCCCTCTGTTCTTCCGGTGGCTCTACCGCCGTGAGGACATCGGAGCGGCTGAGCGGAAACAACGGGCCGAGATCGAGGCGGCCGAGCGGAGCAAGAGGGACGAGCGCGAGGCCACCAAAGACAAGGCCCTCTTGGATTTCGTCCAGACGATCAACCAGGCGATTGACCGTATAATCGACAAGGTGGATCTGGTCCACGGTAAAGTGCAGTCGAGCGAGACCCGCATGGTCGATGTCGTGCAGGCTTCAGGTCGCAAGATTGAGGGGGAAATCTCCAAACTGAGGGACGAACTCCGCGACCAAAAGCAAGCCTCCATCGCCGCCGACCTCGCCGCCATCAAGGAGCGCCACGCACCCGCATCCACGCGGCTCCCACACCCCAGCACTCCAGGCGCCTAGCGGCGTAGCTGAATGGCCTACGCCGCCGCCACCCTGATGATCGCGGCCAGCCTGCTCCTCTGCGGGCTCGTCTGGCTTCTCTCGGGGGCGGCCAAACTCCACTCTGCAATCAAACGACGTGAAGGGGCCGAGATCCGGAAGTACCGGGTCTCCTTCAACATTTCCGTTCAGATGCTCAGCCTGTCGAAGCGCGTCTCAGTCCTCGACGACGTTTTGGTCAAACTCGGGTCGACACCAAAGGACCGCTCCGATGATGCACTGCAACCACAAGCTGCACCAGAGGGTGATGTGCCACCCCCACAAGACCCCACACAATAGTGAGATGCCGCCTCCGACTACCGCCACCAAGAGGATGAGGTCGTCCGGGCCGCGCTTGCATTGAGCCTCACGC